TTGGCAAACCTTGTGCATCGTTATATTTACCCTGTAGTTGCTGAACAAGGCGAAGACAGAGGGTTTGGACTTTACTTTCCTGATTTTCCGGGAACAGCAATACTTGCACCTGACATCCAAACAGCTGTCAGAGATGCAAAAGATACATTAGTCGATTTAATGCTGGAACTAGAAGACAAAGGAGAAACACCTCCAATTCCTTCGGACCCTGATCAAATTAATTTAGAAGATCCATCAGACAAGATTATTTTTATTGATGTGTATATGCCTCCATTTCGCGACGAAGCAGCGAATAAGTCTGTAACTAAGAATTGCACGCTGCCAAAGTGGTTGCGCGAAGCTGCGGACGAGGCCGGTTTGAACTTTTCTCAGATTCTCCAGAGCGGTCTTAAGGAAGCCTTAGGGTTAGAAAAACGTCAATGAACGAATGTTGTGTAAAGACGCACAATAAAAACAAGCCGTACCGCTGATTTAACGGTACGACTTGTTTTTATGCATCTACTCAACAGAAAGGCTTTATTCCCTATTCCAAACTTGTGTGGAACCCTCTTCCCCTTGGTTATCAAATGACTGAAGCGATAAAGTATCATCTTCAGGATTATAGGTTAAGGTCATTTCATACCACTGACCAGCGTCCCCTAAATCATACAGATCATACTCGTTTTCCTTCACTTTTATCACATCGCGCCATTTAACATTCCCTTGAGTAAAGATTCCTTTTTCATCTGCTTTGGTCACTTTTCCCCGGTAATCGCCATTATCTAGTTTCTCCAGGGTAACTTTCATACCTTTAAACTGAGAATCATCATTTCTCACCCAGTCACCGGCCATACCACTTTTCGAGCTAGAACAGGCAGTTAAAATCAATACAAATATCATAAAAATAAATAATTTTTTTCTCATCTTCCCCTCCAGCAGAGACAATTATTATAAAATATATTTTACTATAATAGTTATCGGCAAAATAGATAAATATTTGCACTCTAATAATGTGTCCAGTACTCTGTGTTCCACACAACAGGTGTATGCTGTGACTTGTTTGCACCTGTCTCTGTCTGTTCTTTATATTTCACGTCCCTTTCCCAAGCCTCAATTACAACGGCGGTTTCCACTGGCTGTTTCTCGTCCCATTCAATATAATGACGTTCGACCAGTTGTAGCATACCCGCCTTGATCGCTCCCGTTCTTCGGCCACTCAGCCGTGCTAATTCTGTCATTGTAGGCATCCGGCGAAAGTGTCCCTTAAATTGATACATAATCCGTAGCAACTTGCGCGGTGTATCCTCAAGCAAATCTACACCCCCAATATAAGAACAATTGTTTGTATTATAACTTCGAGAGCAATTTTTTGGCAATAGCTATATGCCTCGAAACGCAAAAAAAGCCCATCCACCAGTTAAGGTTGACGGGCTTTTGCCGATGCTTTCGGACAACTTCAGATTACTATCAATGGTGCATTTTGTAAATGATATTTTTAGCGTTTTCGGATTTACTCTTTATTGGAATTGCTTGCATCTGTGATTGCCTCTGCCAGCATGTACACGGCGCAGGCTCCCACCGCCGCAATGATCCCTGTAATCTTGACCGCTGTATCATCCGAAGCCCCTACGGCTCCGAGAATCGATGTAGCCAACGCGGCGACCAGCGCCCAAAACTTCCGACTTGCAAGCTTTGCCTTCCAGTCCACTTTGCTTTTCATGATTACTTCGCTCCCTTCTTAAACAGCCCAATCCGATCCATGATCGTAATCATCCGGTAAAAGTCATAGCTGCCGTTTGCCGTGGTGTCCAGATAGCCCGCTGCCTTCGCTGCCTCACAGGCGGACAGCGCCCACTTAGGGATTAAAGGAAGTTTAGCCGCATTCTCCAATTCCGTGATCCGATTGGACAAACCAACGGTTACTTCAGCATGTGCCTTAATAAGCAGCTGCATCGTTTCAAATTCTTTCTTTTCCTGTGCTGTCATTTCTTCGATCGCCTCCATATATTTATCAACTACGGCAAATGCCTTCGCTATCAAAGATACTGCCGGTTTCTTGCCGCCCCGCAGCTGCGTTGTAGTGAGTCCGAACACCATCTGCAGGTGTGGCATGTCCTTAAACGTCCGCCAGTCACCGCCCCACTCAAAGCCTAGCTTCTTGGCCTCTTCCACCACTTCGGACCAATCCGGCAAGCTGTCCTTGTCGTCGTCCCGCAGTGTATCCCAGCACACGGTGCGACCGTCCGGCAGCAGCAATGCAAAATCAAACGCATATCCAAAATTATGATTACTGTATCCGCCCCGGGCATTGGTCACAACGTCCTCTTTAGGTTGCGGCGTTACCTTGGATAGCCCCACGGCGGCAAGCTGCTTCGCGGTCCTTCCCTTGGCGTAAAGGTTGTCTTGCTCGGCATACGTACGTAAACCCTGAGTGATGATAATCTGTACGCCGCGGTTATAGCAGCCTGTAATCAGCGCAATCATTCCAGCCGCTATAACCGGCTGCAGCCCGGGCAGCTTGGAATCTGATTTAAGCTTTACTTGCTCTAAAGTTAGTGACACCTGTATCCCTCCTATGCTGATTGATTATTATCCGGATGATCCGGCTTAGCCGGGTTGTTTTTGGACTTGTCTTCGCTGAGCTGCAGAAGAAAATCTTTAATTCCCTGCGGCAAAGGTATCCCCAGCACCCCGAGATTTTCAACGACAGACAAACCTTCGCGTCCGGCGTAAAAGTAAATGGCAGCCGTCCGGAAGATCGGCGCGCCCGGCTGTATCCAGTCATCCATAAGTGAAGACAACCCCACAACAAACAGCACTACCGCTTTGCGGATGCCTCCCCAAAACATCACATCACTACTCACGGTTTTTGTCTTAATCGCTCCAAGTACGCCAGTACCATAATCGCCCACCATTAAGACGATAAGCACCAGCAGCCCCTTATCCCAACCTCCCAGCATCCCGGTAATCGTCGCCAGTAGCCCCGCCATAGCTGTAACTCCCCCCGTTGCTACTTCGCGGCTCCCGGAGCCTACAGCAGCCGTATATATAATTGTTGATAATTGCTTGATATGATTGAGCATTCCCCCGCTCCCTTCTCCCCCTGTATAAAAAAGCCCCCGAAGCAGCTCCGAGGGCAAAATAAAAGCGCCTCTATGGGCGCATCAGGTAATATCTATTCAACTTCCAGCAGAGCAGCAACATCCGGCCGGATACCCTCCGGTACCTGATCCAGCGTCTTGAGGTTCTTTCGGATCAAGCTTGCATAAACTTTAGCCATTGTCTTGTTCACCTCCCTCTGCAGGTTGTTGTCCTGCCACCACCAGCTCGTACAGCTCCGTAAGTGCAAGCTGCGTATCTGCTGACTCCTGGCGGCTTACCTGCAACTCTTCATAGGTTTCTGTCAGCGCGAGTTGCGCATCCTGCAACTGTGCCTCGGTCGTATTGAGCCGTGCCAATGTGTCCGCAAGCTGCTGCGCGGTGTCTGCGGCTCCGGCCTCCACTGCTTCCAAACGCCCCTCTAACGGGTTAGGCTGCGGGCCAGGATACGTAAATTCAAGGGTGCCGCTGTCTGGATTAACCCGGTAGCTGTCACACTGAGCAAACTCGCGGGAGTACTGGCCGTATTGGAGTTTGAGCACGCCGACTGTCTCCCGGACCCGCTGGGCCAACTCTTTGATGCTCGCAAAGTCCTGGTCTTCTGTGGTCTCCACATAGCCCCGGCCGACATACTCTCCTGTATTGTGGATTACATTGCCGGTTGCTTTGTCATAATAGATTTTCATACCGATTTGCATTATACGTTCCTCCCGTTAATTTAATTTGTAAGCTGTCCAACTGCCTCCAGGCAATATATTACCTGATAGATGGCTGGATAAATTCGTATAAAATCCTTGACTAGTAAACTCGGTGGCCTGAAGACCAGTAGTTATTGTCCCATAACTCTTACTTCGCATAATCAATAAAGAGAACACACTACCTAAAAATGAGATAGTGGACCCGCCTACTTGCTGGGTATCTGTCTCAAAATAAAAAGTAGCATAATCCGGCTGAAAAGGCGCACCACCTGTGTTAAGAGAGGTTCCATACATACCGCTTGAACTTGTATGTTTGGGTCGGTCTACTAACGCACCTGCCACACCATACACCCACACTCCAGCCCGGATATTACTTGGTACGATATTGCCGTCTGCGCGGGCTTGGGCAGCGCTGAGAACAATTTCAGGCGTTCCTTGTCCACTGTTGTTCTGGTAAACCCCTCCGGGGATACGGACAAACAATTGATTTCCATCCCATCCCGCAGATACCGCATTAGTATAAACACCCCGGCGAGGGATGCCTCCCTGTAGTCCAAAGATGTTTATATCCTCGGGGATGTTGGCAGAATTAAAGTCCGGGTCATTTACTCTAATCCACATGTCACCCACAAATGCTGTAGGGATCGGATCATTAGGATCAACCGGGCCGACAAACAAATCCCCCGGAGATCCAGAAGGATTAACCACTGTCCGTTTTGGCCAATGATGATTCGGAGAGCTGCCAGCATCGCCGTTCTGCGAGGTTTTTAATGGAATCACTCCATTTTCTAATCCCGCTTCTCTTCCCACCGTGTATCCTGTAAGTGTTTGCGCAGCTCCTGCTGTTCCATACTCACCTCCTTCACCCTGTAACGTAAAAACTGAACCGTCATAAATGACCGTGTACACGCCGCCCTGTACCAACGGAGGGTTATTCCCGTTTGGCTTTTTAATGGATTTCGCTCCTAGCCCGTTCAGATTAAGCGTGACTGGCCCCGTTGTGGCTACATGAGCTTTGATAGATACCCGCAGCCCGGCGGACAGTGCTGCTGGTGCCGGAGTAATCGAGGCGGCCAATGCTGGAGCAGTACCGGTAGTTACGGCGAAAGCCAAAGAGCCTTGTACCACTTCGGCCAAGGTTCTTCCTGAATGCAGTTCTACACTTGTTCCTTTGTTAAATACGGGGACCGCAGTTTCAGTTATTCCAGCCCCCACATAAGACGGCAGGAAGCTCATATCCCATCCATGAGCCCAGCCATTAATATTGGTGTAACCCGCAACTACTTCCGACAGAGTGATTTTAGGATATCCCCAAATCGTTTCAGGGAACCCGATTAAAATACAGCACTTATTTCCGTCATGAGCAAATCTAACCGAGTTTGATTCTTTAAACGGAGCAGCCCCCGCTATCGTGGCACTAGTACTTAACCACGCCGTTTGTGGAGCATAGGTATAACCTGTTAATAGCAGTTCAAATGCAGACGGCTCTCCTACTGCTAGTGGATTAGTGCTGTGGATCAGTCCTTCAATTTTCAATCTGAGCATTGTATTGGACCAGGAATGGGGCAGTGTGATCTTCAACATGCCTTGAACGTTATCGCCCATGTCAACATTAGCAACATCGTAATATTTCCGAACAGAATTGAAATTGTGTTGCAACGGTCCATCCATGACAGCTCCTGAAGAACTGATTATCCCTTCAGTTGCGATGCCTGGCGCAAAGCTTAACGTATGAGCGAAGTATCCATCCGGAACCGTCCCCGGTCCTGTTTGCCAATCTACAAATTCCCAGCTTGTAGAATCATACATAAATACATTCAGTATAAAACTTAATTGTCCAGTGCTGTAGACTTCCAGGTATGCGCGACTATCAATATAATTAGGTGTCGTAACAATTCTGGCTGCAGTAATTCCTGTAGCTTCTGAAAAATTAGAAAATAGCGTCTGAGTAATAGTTGGCCCTGATCCGTACATGACACCAGCGCTGAATTCTGCAATACCGTGATACCCGGATTGGCTCCAGTCCACTACGAATTTCCCGTAGGTATGAGCAATAAATAGAGGACTCTGTGCAATACGGTACCACCCGGCTCCCGGTAATGTAGTGACGTAATGCTGACGAATATCTGCGGGCATATTTACTACTGGCATTCGGGCATCCCCATCTAATGCCCCCACCCCCCAGGGCGCTCCACGTTGTTCAATGGGTATAGATGCCGCCTTAGCTTCGTCCCGGGCGGAATTTGCCCGTGCTTGAGCGCCCGCTGTCGTTTCAATCTGCTGACCACTTTTAGTAACTGTATCATCCGGTATAACCTGTACTGCCAAGGGTAGCGTTGTGGCGGCACCTGTGTAAAGTTGACCCAGCACAAAAATAGGCATAGTATCGTGTGGGCTTGTGCCTTCCACAAAAACTGAAAATGTATTAGCATCTGCTGACCGTGATTCAATTGAAACCTTCCATTTTCCGGCAACTGAACTCCATTCAAGGTCTGATATGCTTAATTTCCCTCTTATACGACCATTGACATTAATATACTCGCTATCTTGATAATCAATAATTGAACTTGATTGTGTGTGTATGCTAATTCGCTTAGTCAAATTACCTACTGCATTATCATCGTACCATGTGCCGCTAATACTAATATCGAGATACCCTATCACATTACCAGTTACAAATATATCTATTTTTTGGTTAACATTCGAGAATGAAAACCTCCCCAAATCATTCATATAATGGTGTCCGTAGATAGCTCCATTGGCAACTACCTCTGATTCTGCATTCAATGACGCCACACCACCCGCAGCACCCTTTTGTGCCAATGGGATAGATGCCGCTTTTGCTGCTGCCTCTGCTGCGTCAGCCTTAGTCTGTGCTCCCCCAGGTGTTTCCTTTGCGTTCCAGGTTGTACGTTCGGCAGCTGTAAGGTGCCGGGTATTATCTCCGGCATGGGCTGAGAACACACTGCGGATCTCTGCAAGTACTTTATAAGTGCGGTTGAACAACCAGTTAAGCCAACCGGCAGGTGGTTTATCATTGACTTGCCAGCCCGCGGTCTTTTTGGATGGCGGCGGCTCGATCCCTGCCTCTTGCCAATCTGGTAATTGCTCATTAAAATCTGCCAAGCTAATCCCTCCTATATCGGTAACGGATAATCATTACCTGGTACATATACCTCTCCCAGCTCGCCGCCGGTTGTCATCTCCGGGTTCCCTAACCCCAGAGGGCTTGTTTCAAGGACAGCATATTGCGAAGACAGCGCGAACGTTCCGGCCAGCTCGATCTGAGCCACCCTAACGCCAGCCGCTACCGTTTTTTGTATAATGCGTGCAAACTGGAGCGGTGACATCCCGACCTCATTCAGCCGCCTGACCGGCACACGAATCAAATTTATTGCTGCAGGCTCCGGCTCCAGCGGGTCCGAATATTTCTCCTGAATCTTTATATCGCTATAATCACAATCCAGAGCTATTGCCAGTACCGTGATAATCGTATTGATATCCGTTTTGGACAAGTTACGGGCGATTTTGGATTTAAGCAGCACTCGGTACACTTCATCCGTGGCAGCCCCGCGCGGCTGCACGACGTTAGTTCCAATGCGGTCCAACGTCGTACCCTGAGCATTGTCGATGCTGCGCCACTCGCGGATATGAGTAAAGGTATCATCTAGCGCCGCCAGCTCTCCGTGAAGGATGCCGATAAGTTTGCCCAAGTTGCTATTCGGACTTTTGTTGTAGGTATCGGCAAAACGTCTCAGCATATCTTTAAGGCTAAACATCACTTACCACCTCAATATGTGCCGCTGTGGTCTGTGCGACCTCATAAGGCTGGATATCCACGTTGCTACTTCCTTGGAGGCCCGCTACCTTGCCGACGGTTAACACCACATCCTCAACGCCCTCAACGCTGTATACCGCGCTGATTAATCGCGTATATACTACGGGGCTTCCCATGGATAGGCCGTTATAGTAAGAACCGGCCGCATCTGTCCCGCCAATATACCGGATAATTGCACTTCTCACCTGCTCATCACCGTCAGCCGGATACCGATCATTTTTATAAACAGCAACCGATACTTTAATAGCAACTTCGGCGGCACGGGAGAATTTGATGGTATGAATCTGGCCGCTTAGATCCTCCACCTGTTTGCTGATTACTCCGTGTGGCTCGATACCGCCGCTCTTGGTTGTCAGAATGGTTTGTGCAATCTCCTGCTCGTCACCGCCCAATACATACGCCTCAAAAGACTTCGGAGGCCGTCCGGCGCTGTCTGCCGTCATGCGGGTATTTTCAATGATTGTTGCTGCACGTACGGAGGGCATCCGCAGCAGCGCACCGCGCAGCGCATCCACCGACGCCGCGCCACCACCGGCGACAGACTGGTCAAAACGGTTGCGGAACTCGGCGTCCGTCTCCTTCTCACGTCCTCCGCTGGTGGGTGCAGCATTGGTCACGCTGAAAACGTCCGGCACGGGATTGACAACAACGGTAATCATCCCAGCTCCCCAATTGCCGCCGGAGCCAGCTTCCAGTGCCTCGACGGCCACCGAGCCGGAACCGCCAATCAGCGTCACATCGGTTAGTGTCTCAAATACAACCCCGGAGGCCGTTGCCGCCCGGAAGCCCGCAGGCACGACATATCCAGGCGTACCGGTTATTCTCACCTCACCAGTAGCCCATTGCGCCAGAGTGCGGGATATCCCGACCTGCGGCCCTAGCCGGTCCAGGTTGTTTCCCGTGGCCGTCGGGATGTATCCACTATTGTATACGTCCTCGGCTGTACTCCAGATGATGGCAAGAAACCAAGCGAATATCCGAAGGATGATTCCCAGCGGTGACCGAACAGAGGTATTAACCGTATCCCCGAATGCCTCTTTGGCCTTATCTTCCATTTGCGCAAAAAGGTCGTCAAATCGCATCCTCTTAAAGCCTGTGCTATCCAACAACGGTATCTACCCCCTCGATTTTAATAACATCCCCGTTGACTGCCATCGCCGTAAAGTTTGCTGTGGCTGTACGGCGCTGTCGGTCAAAGGTGACGTTCACAGTGTCCACGGTTTGGATGCGTGGCTCTTGCAGCACCCCCGACGTCAGCTCGTCGCGGATCTCTTCTTCTGTGACTCCCTTGCCGGTGATCCGGGCAAAATCAATACCCATATCCGGATCTAGTATCCACTCGCCCTTGTTGGTGCCTAAAGCCAACTCACAACATTGGGCAATCTCATCCGGGCCAGTTATCAGTTGCAGCTCCCCACTTAAAAATATCAGATCACCAGAATCATCCAATTTTAAAGACTGCATGGCATCACCCCCACGATTACCGCATCCATCCGGCTATGCCGTCTGCTCGTGTCCGGAGCCGCGATCTGCCCGGTCAGTGTGTTTTTAATCTCAGCATCGGCGAAAACAACATATACGGTGTCGCCCTGTTCTAGTGCCGGGCGCATGACCGTTTCAAACTCTTGGGGACCCTGGCCGATATCCAATTCAAATTTCATCTTTTGCCCGGTGACAGGTACAGACAGGATCTGCGCCGGTTCGGATCCGGACAGTTTAAGCAAAGGCTGCACAGAGGCCGTCAGTGTCACAGGATCAAAGCTGATCACCTTGCAGGGAAGCGCGACGTTGATACTGTCCGACTGCTTTGCCTTATCTCGATCCAATATGCGGGCCAGCGCTCCGGCCGGGTCTGTTTTACTCACATGATCGCCTCCACCTCTGTAATGAAATCACCTGTGTTTGAAAACTTATGGCTCCCGCTGCGGACGTGCAGCTTACCGGACCACTCCCGGCAGGTTAGATTAATCACCGAAGCCGTGGTAATCCGGCGCTGCAGCTGCGCCTGAATCTTGTATCCCTTGATTCCGTTATCCTCGAAGTATTCCGGGCTGCCGATCAGCCCAGTTGCCGGAGACAGCGCAAAGACCGCATCCGCGCCGCTGCGCAAGTTGCGGACATAGAGCTTGCCTTGATTGATATAGCAGGATGTGCCGCAGTCCTTGCAGACCTCCGTAATAATGTCGGTGACCTTGCCCTTTGCGGTGTATCCGGCCTGGTAACGGTAATCCTGGTTAAGTGTGAGCTGCGCCACCGGCAGGCCGATGTATCCGGCCATTTGCTTAATGATCGCGCTGGCAAGTGTTCCTTTGGCGAAGACGATTTCCGTAACCTCCCGCTTGCTCAGATCCTCGCTATCCAGGACATTAATTGTCGTTACCTTGTCTACGCCCTCCCAGCGCGTCCGCACCACCGATATGCGTCCATGGAGGATCAGGCCAATATCCCCGGTATAGCCTGCATTGACCATCAGCACCCCGTTACGCTTGATGTTATTAATCGTAGTCTGTGCCAAATTCCAAATTCGCAGTTCTGATTCGTTCGGCAATGCGTCATTGTCAAAGGGGATGTTGCCTTCCATCGTATATTTGCTCAGGGCAAAGGACATATTGCCGGTCATGATCTCTGCAACTCGGCCAAAGTTTGTTTTAGCCATCTGTTTCACCGTCCCACACATACAAAAAGACGCTCACACCGAGCGTCTCCCAGGTTGCTTCCTTGCTCTGTTCCGACTGATCCCACACAACGATAGGCAGGTTCGGAAAACGCTGATCCTGAACATCATAAAATAGCGTCTGACCATAAACCAGCTTTTCCCCGTATACCAGGACCTCCCCATCGCGTTCCAGATCTACAGTGAAGAAATCGTAGTCTGGATTATAATGTACCTCAAATGTAAATATCTCAGACGCAATGGAGATATCAAACCGATAGGGGATAAGATCTTTCTCAATTTCAATATATTCCATAACTCACCTCATTTGATGTTACCTGTCCCCCACTTGCTGCCGGACTTGAATTTGACCTTTTCGACCTTATCCTTGTCCTTATCCTTGGCGGCAGCGCCATCTTTAGGCTTGCCAGTGCTGGATTTATCCTTGGTCTGCTTGGTGCCACTGTTTACAATCGGTGCAGCCTGCGCCTTAATGGGAGGCGGCAGCGTATCGACATAGGAAGATGTAGCAATCCGTATCTCGCGCAGTTCCATCGTAAAGGTCATGCCGTCCGCCGTTTTGTAACTTGTCGGCGTTGAAAATCCGGTGATAATGCCAGTAAACGCATTTCGTCCGACATACTTCACAATCTGGCCTTTATCCTTGGCCGTGATGAGATAGGCCCGGGTTTTCGCAGCGTCCGGACCTGAAATCACACCCGACAGGGATATGGTGCGGGCCTGCGCCTGTACATGGTCCACCAGGGAAATACCTTTCTCCACGGGCTGCTCCGTGGCGACAACCGGGAAATCTGGAGACTCTTCTTCTACCGTGATGTATTTCCCATCAATTAGCGCCACTCAGTTCCCCTCCCATAATTCGGGATGCGGATTCCAGTATATCTTGCATTTCTTCACGGATCGCCGCCCGCAAGCTGGCAATTGTCTGATTATCCGCTTGTCCCTGTATATTGATATGAATCACCGGATTCACTTCTGCTTTGCTCGTGTTGTTAGTGGTTCGCGCTGGAGCATTCTCAGGCGTGTACCTGGAATACTCTTCGTTTTCCTTTGCAGTTAGGACGCGTTCCCCTTTGTGTAGTTCTCCGATATATCCATCCCATGGAACATACGAAAGCCCCTTGGCATGACTCCCATCCGGTTTTGCACCTAAAACCGCATCAGTATCTACAGAAACATTCGCAGTAGCCTTAAATCCAAATGTTCTTTTTACGGAACTCATAAAATCTTTCCCCATAGATTCAACTTTAGAAATGAGAGTTGAAGTCATAGAGCTGACACCATTAATTAATCCCTGAATAATGTTTTCGCCAATGTCGAAAAGGTTGATCCCATCAAAGAACCCCGTCACATTGCCCCACAGGTCAGTAACTGCCGTTAAAAGACTCACGCCTTTAACCTTGATCCCACTGACAATCTGGTCCCATATGCCGGTGATCTTATTCCAAACCTTCGTCATGAGGGAGTTGGTGGTATCAAATACCTTGTTCCAGGCCCCCTTAATCACGCCCCTGACGTTTGTTACCGCGCCGGATATGGTGTCGGTGATCTTGTTCCAAATCTCCCGGACTTTGTCCCGCACCGCTGTAAGCATGGACACTGTGGTTGCTCTGATCTTGTCCCAATTTTTATACACCAGGAGAGCAATCATAGTAAACGGTCCACCCAAGACGGCCAGAATCGTGATCCCCCATTTTTTAACGAATGAAGTGACTGCATTGAAGGCGATCATAAAGTACTTCGGAATCGTAACCCTGAAGAAATTCAAAGTGGCCATCGTCGCCGTCTTGATCCCCGCCCACATCTTATCCATGAAGGCCCGGAACTTATCGGAACGCTTGTAGGCGACCACCAGGGCCACACCCAGCCCAACCAGCGCCAAGACGACAAGCATAATCGGGTTCATGGCAAGGACCGCATTAAACGCTGTCTGCACGGCCGTGAATGCCTTCGTGATCCCGCCCCAGGTTTGCGTAGCTAATCCCGCAATCTTGGTTGCCGTGGACACCGTGAACATAATCGTTTTGTAGGTCAACAATGCTGCTGCAATGCCGGAGACAATCGGAATGAATGGCTCCCACTCCACAATCGCTTTACCGACCTCGTAAATCTGCCCGGCTATGTTTTGGATGTCCGGCCAAAGAGCCGCAGCCTGAGCACCAAATTCCTGCAAATAGGGTATTAATGTCTGCACCCAGCCGCTCACCTTTTCAATAGCCATTCCCAGGACAGTGCCGATCAGATCCCCGAAGGCGGCAATTTGCGGCTGATGGCTGGCAATCCACGCCCCCAACATGCTCAGATACGGCAGCAGCTTTTGCCCAATCGGGATCAATATCCCTGTCTCCACATGCCGCTTGAAGTATTGCAACGATTCACCGATGCTCGTAAAACCATTGTTGAGATTAGCCGCTGAGTCCTTGCTTTGATCAAAGCTAGTATTCACATCGTCCAAGGCACTGAAGGCTTTCACGCCAAGCTCCTCGAACATTGTCCCAAACAGTCCGATACCGACAGTATTTTGTTGCACCGGGTCCTCGATGTCTGAAATCATGGATACGATATCTTTAAATGCAGCCTTTGCCGCTGGCCCACCGCTGGAAAAGGTCTTCATCATCTTATTGGCATCTAAGCCCAATGCTTGGAAGGATGCTTCCGCCGTCCCTCCCGCCTCAATGGACAGGATGGAAAATTCATTCATGGCGTCCCCGAGAAGGTCTGTATTTCTCGCTCCGGCTGCTAAGCCATTTGTAAGGTATCCCATGGTGTCTTCCATTGTGAAGCCCATACTTGCAAACGCCTGAGAATACTCGTTGATGGAGTCAAGCATGTCGCCCTGTGTGTTTGTGCCGTTCTCCTGGCCTTGGGTCAGCAGGTTAAACGCTTCGGTACTGGTCACTCCAAAGTTTTTCATGGCAACAGATACCCCAGCAATAGACTCCGTAACGTCCCCGTCAAATTGCCCCGAGTACAGCATCGCTTCGCGGGATGCCGACTCTAGCGCATCGCCTGTAAGCCCTGTTGCCTTGGCTACTGCCGCGATAGAGCCGCCCAGGTCGTCCCAATCCTCACCAAAATTCTGATTGTACAGATTCTTAGCGATTTCCCGAGTAGCTTCCATTTGTTCGGTCGTTTCTCCGGTCGTCATTTGCACATTGGACATTGCGTTTTCAAAATTACTTGCCGCCGACAGAGCGGCCGCTCCAAGTCCAATTAATGCCGTGCCGCCAGCTGCCCCGAGTCCAATCACGCTTTTGGTCAAAAGGCCAACTTTAGAATCTGCCTCATCCAATCCGCTGGAGTTGAATTTAAACCCCACCGCGTACATAAGTGATCCTATAATGCCGCCTGCCATTCGCTCACTCCTTTCCAGCAACAAAAATAGACGCCCCAAAGGGACGCCCGTTACTTGCTCTTATTCAAATCCTTTTGCTGCTTGATATGGATATCCAAAGCCGCGTTTGCCTCTGCAAGATCCTCATCATCCATGATCAGCAAATCGGAATACGTAATCCCCATGTCCGATAGCAGCAAACGCCACTGGCTCCAATTTTCAATCGCGCGGCGTTTGGCTTCGCTCTTACTGATCCTCGGCATCGTCTTCTAGCTCGTCGGCATCGTCTTGCCCAGTGATGAAGGCATACGATTTCCCAATGATCTCAGTCAATTCAGCAAATGATTCGAAATCATCAAGCTTCAGCTTCGGCTCTACCACAACATGCGCAAGCATCTCTTCGGCTAACCGTTCATCGGACGGAATTCCGTGTTTGTTTTTAATGCGATCCGTAATTTTGGTGACCGCGCGCACTCCCGGGAATTGCAAGGTATACGTCTTTCCCGATTTTGTGGTTACAGTTTTCTGTTTGAAATTTGACAATTGAATTACCCCTCTCGAATTTTGGATGATTAGTTCATAGACAAATCAAGGCATTGGAACTCATACGTTTTGTCGCCAGCTTCAGCCCCATACTCCCGGTCCGCAGGCTTTTTGAGATACGCCTGTGTGGATGTATTGGTTTCCTTCGGTGTTCCAGCATAGACGACGGAAACGGGAACCAATTTCCCGCTATTCGCCAAACCGTCCAGGTATGGTACTTGTGGACTGGTGCGCTGCAGTGTGACGGTGATCGTTCCCAAAGGATTGTTCACCTTGCTGCGGGTTACATCCCCCTGAGCACCTACAGCCACTGTAAACTGTTCTTCATCCTTGACGACAGATACCAAATCCTCGCCGTACCCCGTCAAAAAGACGCCACCCACAATGGTGGTGACGTCCATCGGATCATATGTTTTTGGTTCAGCCACTCTTAACCCCTCCTATACGAATTTAATCGTGCCGCGAATGGCGGCTTGCTGAATCGATCCAGCAATAACAAAATCAAATTGCCCATCCGGATAGTTACGGGCGGCGACCTGCGCCGGGTCCACCTGGGATCTTGGCGGGAACGTCGTATTGTACAACGGCACGTTATCCTCATTCGCGGCAATCATCCCCTGCAGGAAAGCTCGCTGCAGCACCGTCCGCACCGCGCTCTCGATCTGTGCAATCCCCCGGTTATCATACGGGATTTTACTCAAGGCAGCCTGCGCCTGATTGAACAGGTCCTGCACCGCATATTGAATGGAGTACACAATGTAGTCCTGAGAGTGGATAAAGTCGATGAACTCCCCGCTGACGGACCGCCCGTCACTGGTGACATTCGTCCCCGCTTTGGTGACGTAGGTATTAGCACCCAGCGCGTGAATGGCATTCAGCTCCGTGGCGTCAATGTCTAACGGCGCAATGCCAACCAGCGTCCAGCCCTTCCAATCCACCGATCCCACCGGCAGGCTGCCGACAGCGCCCACCCATGCCGCATCAGGATAGTTCGTGACGGTCGTGTGATACATCGGTGCCGTGCGGTCATAATTTTTAGCCTTGATCGTTGCTAAGTCGGCTTTGCTGCTGGTCCGGAACAAAAAGTACCGGGACTTGTCCGCTTCCACCGCATCAGCAATCAAAATCAAGTCTTCTACCGTGGTTGTGGTCGTAACAAGGAAGTGCCAATCCTTGAGAAATAGTGTCGGCAGCAGATCCGCCAGCGTCACGGGGCTTGCTCCAGTCTTGCGGGAAATAATCGCAATCTCTGCTGGCGGATTTTTCTGAGCGAATAATGCGGCAGCTGCCTTGTATTCCTCCGTGTTGGCGGCATAGTCTACCTTCACCGCGTCGATATCCGCATAATTCTTATAATCCTTACCTGCCACGCTGGCCCCGAGAATCAAGGGCTTACCGAATCCGCCCAGGATAGGCGTCGGCTTAAGCACGGCAATGGTTACTGTAACGTCACTAATGCTCAACATAATCACTCCTTTGTATTGGTGCTGTCTCGATCCAGCCGGACAGGTTGGTAATCACAAGATCCGTTGCTCTGAATTCAACGTCAAAACCCTGCCGCCGCTCCCACTCTTCACCGATGTTAATATCCCGGTTCTGGATTTCCCCGATCTCGATCACAATAACGTCCAGCGTGTCTTTCAGCAGTTCCCGGCCCGTCACCTTGAACCAGTCACGGGCGCGCATAGCGTTTTCTATGCTGTCTTCTGACAGATCCGCATACGAATTAAAAGAGACGGTAAATGTCACCGTCTCCCGCCTGTGCTCTTCGCTATTTTGCTGTGTAATCACCGGTTGCCCCGTTGCCCCGCCGAAACCGTCCGGAAAATCATAGGTAAAGAAACTCCCGGCAGGAATCTTGCCGCCGCCATTCATTTCAATAACCGGAATATTCAGAGCCCCTTTAAGGCCGCGGGCTATTGCTGACCGAATCGCTTTAAACGGGAGCATTGGCGACCACCTTCCTGAGCAAATACTGATTAATGTCGCTGTATTCCCGCTCGGTTTCCTCGGCCACGCGGTATTGAATGCCTTGGTGCTCAATGACATCGACTGTACTGTGGGTACTGAGCGTGTATAACATCCGGTCTGACTCTGTGTAGTTCCCGCCCTCCGCTGCCTTTAGGCGGGCGCTGAGAGGCTGTACGCTACCGCGAAGGGGAACCCGCTCCGCCGGAACGTCTCTCCATACGCCATCCTCGTCATAATCACCGCCGCCCGCACGAACCAGCACATAAGGCACGAAGTATTTGCGGACCACACCACCAAACCTAAAGCTCCGCATCCCTATTCCCCCTTCGGTACAATGTCATAGGTCAGGGAGTCGTGCAATTCTTCTTCGCGCTGCAGCAGTTTCCGGGGGCCAGTCTTATGGGCTGCATACCGGGCAGACAATGGCGGCTGCTTGATCCGTTCAAAGTTCTTCTTCATCCGGTCAAGACCCGTCTCGCCTATCTCAGTGAACAGGGAATCCACCGACTTGCGCCCGTGGGCGATTTCTGTCACTCCGGCGCGGACCAGCTTGCCGATGGCGGCTTGCCCCTTCTTCTTGCCCGTGCCGATGAAAGACCGGGCTGGAATGTTCATTTTGATGCTGCCATATTCGTGGACGCCTGCAATCATAGCCAGCTCTGCGTCCCCTTGCATACCAATGCGGACCTTCTGTCCCGCAAGTGGCCGCAGCATTTCGGCCAGCTGCTGCAAGTTATCTTCGCCGCTGACCTGGACACCGACCCGCCGCGCCCGTGCTCTTGAACTTGCCATAGGTTCACCTCACAGTTCTGGCCGGATATGCGGGGCTATCAGAGACTTGACCGCCAGAGGCATGTCCGCTTCTGCTGCCGCATACGCAACCGATATATCCCCAACCCGCTCCGAAGCAATGCCCGGCTCCCGCTGCAGATGTTTTGCCATCAGTACGCAAGCATATTCCAGCGTTTCCGGAAGGGTGGACGGGTTTTCTTCCGTGGCATCTTCCGGCAGGACGTAACCGGCGGTGTAGGTCACCGACAGCCCGCGCTCCCCACCCGGCCAGCCGCAGCGCCGGAAGAACACACCGTTATCAAGTGTCTCCACATCCGTGAACGGGTGCTCCGGCTTGTGATACACGGATATAGAATGAACCGGATAGTTAGGCAGATACAAATACTGCCCGCTCATCCCGTTCACCCGCCCGGTGTACTCCTGGAGCTTGAAGGCCCGGCGGCATTTCTCTTCAATCGCGGCGGAAGCCACGGTAAGCAGCGCCGTCAGCTCTACATCTTGCAGGTCGCCCGTCGGATCAATGCCCAGCAGCCTAGCTTTTGCCAGCGTCGTCAGCATCCGGCGTCACCTCGTCCGCTTTTCCCTTGTCTGGCGTCTGCACATCTGGCTCTTTCTCCTTCTTTTCGCCGGATTTCGGGGCATCCTGTGCCTGCGGTTCAGCTGCCAAATAGCCCGCTTCCTGCAGCTCCGTGATACGTTCCGGGTCCTTTCCGGGGTACGAAGCGCCCACAATGTAGCGTTTTTGGGTCTCCTTATCCCGGAACACCTTCAAAACCTCATACATTTCTACTGTTTTAGCCATGAATGGCCTCCTTCTGCCGGATCATCCGGCCATGGGTTTAAAAAAGGGGCGAGTTGCCCCTATACTTCGTCCGAAATATCCAATTGGCCGAAAACAGCCGCGCCCGGGTCCCAAATCTTGATATCATCCCGCATGATCGTCCGGAACTCCGTAGTGTCCCGTCTCCAGGCGTCGCCACCCTCTTTAGTGCTAGCCAACTCGAAGAATTTGCGAGAGAAGAGCTTAATCAGTTGTTTAAGGTTCCCGATGATGATAGGCGCTTTTCCATTTACGGCGTCGCTTGGTAAATAGCGATTCGCAACCACGACAATCCGTCGTCCTTTATAAACCATTCCCGTAGGGGATGTAATGTCAGGTTGCAATAGTGGGCGCCCTTGGCTATCTACCAATTGATCCAACCAGTTGTAGCCGTCCTGGTTGGTCATAATCACTGATGTTTGACTGATTGCAGGATCTAAATCTACATTAAGCACGCGTTTAACGTCCCCGAAGGAAGCCAATTCCACTTTTGGCAATGTATTTACCAAGGTAGTTATTAACGTATTGCGAGTAACTACCGCCTTTCTACCGATCCAATCCGTAATATAGGCGATCAAATTTTGATCGCTGTCGGCTAACAGTTCATTAGTCAAAGGGAGAACGCCACCGCGTTTACGAACTTTATAGGAAATATCCTGAAAACTTGGATTATCGGTTTCCAAGATTGGTGCGTATTCGTCAATGACCGGGAACGGAATCATCGTTTGGATCTTCTCCATTACACGAGTACCGGACAGGGTAGTTACATTAATGACATCTACGTATTGGGACAAATCATCCAGGCTACGCATAAAGGTGAAGATTTGGGTTTGAATGTCCTTTGGAACCAGCAAATGAGAATCCCCTGCAGGGATTGCAGGGTTGGTTTCCCCTTCGTTCATTACAGCACGGCGCTCATACTCTTTCACAACGCTGCGCATGTCCGCCGTCACGCCTTGGCGCCGCAGGCCGCGCAAGAAGATACCTTGATACTCCTTCTCCAGTTCGGTATCCTCGCGCTTCTCCAGATCTGTATTACGGCCGCCAAGTTCTTCACCGCCGCCCAAGGTATCGCGTTCCTCATTCTCTAGCTCCTGCAGCATCTTCACCTTCGCCTGCAAGGAACGGACTTCATTCATTAAATCCTCCGCTTCCTTCGTCTTATCCTGCGCCAGGAAAGAGCGCACTTCCGTTTTACGCTGCTCCAACTTCGCCAGCAGCTCACGCAATTCTTTATTCATAGGTTGTAACCCTCCGTATAATGGTTTTTGGCAAAACAAAAAGAGCCGATCAAATCAGCTCCAGTTCAATCGAAATTTTCTGTTTTAACAATTGGTCGGCGGCACGCTGTTCACTGGCTTTGTAATCCTCCAGGCTACGGGCGGAAACCTCATTTGCCGGATAGGCCGGGAAGGCAACCGGGGATATCTCGTATAGCTCTGCGTTCAGGATGGACCGTTTGTAGAGCTTGCTTTTATCCTCTCGGGTTTCGGATGCCCATTTCTCCTTGGTAACCCGCATCCCAAAGGATACACCGTCCACATCCCCACGTTGGATAATGGCAAAAGCATCATTACCGGATGTGGTGTCCGGCAGGTCGCACTCAAAACGCAACTCCTTAGTGTCGCTTATCAGCCGCAACGTACCGCTCTTGGTATTACCGAGCACCTGAGATGTATCATGCGACCATAGGCTAACTACCCCACGCGCAGCTAGGCTTTCATCGAACGCACCGGATGCAATCTGCTCGACAAAAGTATCACCATACCAATCCCGCATTTCCTCACTGTCAGTGTCATACTTAATCGCGCCGGTGATGGTTCGCTTACTCTTTTCCCCTTCCGTCGCTTCCGTCTCCCGGATCTCCAGTGTTACCGGCATTGCCCTCTTCTCCTTCGTCGGAGTCGGGTTCGTCTTCTTCTGGCTCAGTTTCTTCACCCCCCTTCACGTATTGCTGGCCTGCCATGGTCAGCGGTATGACATTTCCATTGAACACCAGCTGATCCCCGCCCGGCATTGGCGGCTTGTCTTCCGCTGCCCGCGCCTCATTGGGCGTGAGAAATCCGCCCGAAATCCCTTTGGCATGGGCTTCATACCGGGTTTTCAGGTCAGCACGCAAAATAGAATCCACATTGAATTTGCAATAATACCCGTCGTCCAGCTCCGAATCGATGAACAGTTTGTAAGAAAGCTCCTGTTCATAGGTGGTAAGAATGGATTGCTGGGTATCACTGTAGAACGCAAGCTGCTGCTGCTCCACGTTGCTGTACGTGGCCTTCGCTAAGTCGTTCAGCTGGTGCATTTTGACGCCGAAGGCATTGGCTATCTGCCGAAAGGTCAGTTCCGTATTCTGGAGGAACTGCGCATCGGCCATGCTGATGGCTATCGGCGTAAATTGATAGCCGTAAGGCATCATAGCGACCCGGTGACTGTTCTTAAGTCCGGATGTCATGCTTTCAAAATTATCCTTGAATACCTTTTTGGCTCCATCATCCAGCGTACCGGTATATTGAACCAAACCCTTGACCTGAAGCCCCTGCTTATAAAAGTTGTTGATGAATTTACCTGCAGAAGCCGCATTCTCGGCAGACGTCCGCAAGTAATCCATGGTATGCACGCCGATTAAGCCGTCCAGAGTAATACTCCCTTTAAAATGCAGCACCTCTTCCGGCAGCAGCTTGCGCTTTTGCCCGTTGCCTATGTCCACCTCGTACCATAATCGCGTCTGGCTGGAAACAATGCGCAGTGTGGGGTCCGGTAAGATCCCGGCATCATCCACAATCACCCGGACTTTGCTGGAATCCATCGGCCACAGCCCAATTACTCTACCGGTGCGCTTATCAAATTCGATGGACGCATACGCATTCCCCATGGCTCGGCTGGCTTCTATCGCCTTCCAAAAATCGGCGGCAGACATATACGGGTTCGGCCTCAGCTTGAGCAGCCGGTACAAGTAATGTTTAGCTGCCCTGGTAATCCCGGATTCATCCTCCTGGTACACCTTTAGCGGCAGCTTAGATATCGCATCCGATAGAACCTTGATACAGGCATACACCGTGTCTACCTTCAGGGCATTCCACCCCTTGATGTTGACTTCACCGGGCCCGATATCCAGCCCCAACCATTCCAGAAACTTACGGTCATTCAGACCCACCTCATGACTGCGTGTTTCCACTTCATCCCGGCCAAAGCCAAACATTCGGGTTAACAAATTCTGTCTCACACATGCACCCCCTCCCTTCAGAATGTCAGCCCCATAATTTTTTCAAGAAATCATCTTCGGCAAACTCATCCACGTTAGGATTGATCTCTTCAAACATCATGGCTGTAGCCATGGCGTTAATCATGGCGACAATTAAATCAATGCGTTCCTTCGACTTATTTTTCATGGGCTTCACGTTCTCGTTACCGTCCACAGCAACGACGATATTCCCCCAGCACCAGCGGGCTACAGGATTGATTTCATGACTCATCAGGCCGCGCTTCATCAGCTGCTCAATCATCTTCATGGCAGGGCTCATATTCTTCATGTCCTGGGCGATTTCTACAACCTCCATGCCTTCCCGCATTAAGTGCTGAGTGAGCATTCGGCTATTCCATGGGTCCGTTCCGAGCGTGTGGATGTCATATTGCTTGTTGGATGCCAGTAACCGGGCTTCCACAAAGTCATAATCCACCACATCCCCGGGCGTAGTGAGCATAAATTTCTGATCAACCCAGCGATCATATGGAACCTTATCCCGCTTGACCCGCTCCCGCATGTTATCTTCCGGAATCCAAGCATCAAAAATCACCCGCCAGTCTGGAATTCCTTCCTGTGGTGGAAACAGGTAGCAGGCTGCCGTAATATCCGTGGTGCTGGATAAGTCAACGCCCGGATAGCAGCGTTTGCCCACCAGCTCCGATAATCCCCACTTGCCCACCGTCTTGTCCCACAAGGTCAGGGGCTGCCAGCCGGTCCGCTTCAGGCTGATCCATTGATTAAGTCGCAGCCAACGAAAAAGGCGCTCCGCCGACTCCTTGTTCCGAGCGGTTAGCGCCTCCTGCCTTACAGCATCTATGTCTATGGTATGCCCAAGGCTTGGATTCACCTGGTACCATAGATCTTCATCGTAAATATCAATCTCCTGGCCGTTTTCGTCTTCTCCATCTTCTGGAATGCCATATATTTTGACGTACCATGATGGGTCAATCTTCACCCCGTCGCGGATCTGCTTGGCATATTCATGCTGTTCCCAGCCGATAGAGCCCCGATCTGGATCATCCCCGGCCGTGGTAATCACCCACCACAATGGTTCTTTACGCGCAGCTCCTGAACCAAAGGTCATAACATCCCACAAATCGCGGTTTGGCTGAGCGTGCAGCTCATCGAAGATAACAACCGTTGGGTTAATGCCGTGCTTCGTGTACGCTTCCGCCGACAACACTTTCATGACTGTGCCAGTAAGCAGATTTTTTATTTCCTTGGAGCTGTCCAGCACCTTTAGGATGCCTTCAAATTCCGGCTCCTGTTCAATCATGGCGGCGGCGGCTTTATAAACGAGCTTCGCCTGTTCCTTATCTGCCGCGCAGCAGTATATTTGCCCACCCGGTGGATCGCAGACCAAATGATACAAACCTACGGCAGCAATCAGGCTGGTTTTCCCGTTCTTCTTTGGGACTTCCAGATAAGCATATTTGTATTGTCGATATCCCCGCTCCGTTACAGTCCCATACACATTCCAAAGAATTTCATGCTGCCAGTCCAGCAGGATAAACGGCTGTCCATAAAAATCATCAACCGCATGCAGCATCTGAATGAACTCAATGGGTTCAAGCGCCCGCTGTTTATCATGTGCCATGGCTGCCGCCAGCTCTCCGGTTCATGAATTGGGCCATCGCGGACTTCTTGTCCTCTTTTTTGGGAATGGTTACGTTCTTCACTTTAGCCAGCGGATTAAGGAATAATCGGTCTTGCAATTTCAGCAGCATATCCACCTTTTTATTGATGGCCGTTTCCACCTTTAGAATCCCTTCCAGGCTGGCTAATTGCGAAAGATATTGAAGCGCCTTTAAATTGACGTCCAACGCCTTTTCCGCTTCTCCGATATATTCATCCAAGATGTGCTCGTCAATGACGATGTTCTCCAGCTTTTGATATTGGTCCAAAAGGTTCTCATATTCGCTGTAGGTCTTACAGTAAAGAGCAAATGTCCCCACATCCGTACTGCTTAATAATGAAACTCCCTGATTAGCGGACTCTTGGTACTCTTTAATCAATTCGCCCCAAAGTTTATTCGCAACTTTATCTTGAGAAATGTACTTTGGCTTTTTTAATTTTTTCAAATCATTTTTTCCAAGCTTCAATTCAGACTCTGTCCGCTGTTTAATTTCCTCCTTGGTCAAACGATTAGGGTTGCCCTCTGCAATGTGCAGAGCAACCGGCTTGGCGTTTCTCCCTGCCATGAGGGCGCACCTCCAATTTCTAAAAAGTTTCAAAAAACGAAAAAAATTAATACGAGAGTCCGATGCGGTCTATTCCATTTCATTTTTAAAAGTTTTCCAGGCCCCCCCGGGGTCTGATAAAAAAATAGATTCATTCTCTATTCAATCTGGTATAATAAGTAAGCCACATACAGCTGGTCGGCGCGGCGCAGTGCCGTACTCCTGCCGAACCTAAGGGAGGTTGGTTATGGAGATCCATATTAAAATCTCCCCGGCCGTCATTAGGACTATCCTGATACTGGTCGCGCAATGGTTCCTGTAATGGGACCAAAGAACAGCTCCCGAACGTTGGGGGCTGTTCTTCTTTTACTGCCTTCCAAATCCGCCGTCTTCTTTAACTGTCTTCTCTCCATGACAGGAAGCACACAACGGCTGCCAGTTACTCCGGCGCCAGAACAGCTTGTCGTCACCCTTGTGCGGAATGATATGATCGACGACAGTAGCTGCTTCTACCGTTCCGGCAGCCAAGCACATGACGCAGACAGGGTTATTCTCCAGGTACTCCAACCGTTCTTTTCTCCACTTGTGACCATAACCTCGGCTGGCTGAAGTCCCTCGTCGCCTGTCTTTCTCCTTGCGGTGATTGTCACAGTATCCCTTGTCCGTTAGCTCTCTGCAGCCTGTCTTTCCGCACGGTCGCTTAGGCTTGCTCGGCATTACTCGTTCCTATCCTGCCTATAAGCCGCCAATTTCTGTTGTACATTTGTTCCCTATCCTTTTGCATCCGGGCGGCAGTGGATTTAAAGTCTTGTTCAATATCGTCCAGCGAAGGAATTTCCCACTTAATCGCATCAAAACGTTCTTGATACTCCTTGCGGATATCAACAGGGATGTGATCATCGTTCACGACTTCCTGCATAATCTCGATTACATTTTGAACTGGCTGCATGTTCAATACATCCACCTGAATAGTTCCCTTGAGCTCTACCATTGTAATCACCTCTTCCTGTCTGATTGGTACATCATCAGCACAAATGCAGCGTTTAACAAAAGCCAATAAATCCACAACGACACCAAATTCGACCTCCCAGACACCCATTGTATAAATATTCAACGATGATTTTACACCAACAAAGAAAAAAAGCCCTTATAAATAAAGGCTTCTTTCTGCTGCTATTAAATCAATAAATACATAAAAACAATGCCCAAACTGCATGAATTGCATAGAAAGTCAGTTCCTCATATCTTATTATTCTGCATAACTCGATGGGCGGCTGCTATCCCTTGATACATAAGGGTTTCTGAACACCTCTCCAGCATCAGTTATACACTCGCTAAATATGAATAACTTATAGGCCAAAACGATTCATAGCCGTGTTCATCATATCTTGATCCATACCAATGTAACCCATGGTGATACTCTCATTCGAATGGTTCAGAAGACGTTTCACAAGCGTAATGTCCTTCGTCTTTTGATACATATGATAGCCGAACGTCTTCCGCAAGGTGTGAGTACCGATGTCCACAAGGTCAAATTCATCCGCTGCCTTTCGCATGATCTTGTACGCCATATCGCGCTTGATGGGTCTATTCTTCCCACCTTGCCGAGAAGGGAACAAGTAATCATCCATGTCCATGTCAGCCGTATACTTTTTAAGTTCACGCTTAAGGGTTGGGTTGATCTGAATAATCTTCCTTTTTCCGGTCTTCATTTCGTTCATAACGATCTGTTCCCCGATAACATCCCGTTTGCGGAACTTCAAAATATCCTGAATCCGTAACCCCGTGTTAATGCCCAAAACAAACATCATGCAATTTCGTTCACCCTGTTTGCCAAATTCCTTCCGAAAGAATCCCTTGATATTATCAATCGTCTCTTGATCGCGAATCGGCTGAACAAAGTTCATTTGCTCTCACCGTCCACCTTAATACAGCCTGACGGTTTGGAACAGAACTGAGCAGCTGCTTCCCACTTCCCCCAGATACAACCCTTGCAATTAACCGGCTGCTTCGGTTCTGGCGGTTCTCTAAGCCTCCTTATCTCTTTCATTGCTTTTCCCCCAATATAAAAAGCCGCCCTGTGATAGGGCGACTTCGAATGTTCACATTGCACATAATCCCGTATTTGCATGGTGACGGACGGCAATGCCGTAACATATCCCCTATGCGCCTATCGCGCCCGGGTGGAGCGCCTTTGAGAGTGATAATGAACCCTCATTCCCCCGCACCATACCGCCGCGAACACCTACTTGCTACTTGTGCTACAGTTCCACCCTTGCGCTCTGTTCCGCAAATGGCTTCATCACTGATTCAGCATGGCCGAGTCCTGCTGGGATAAGGGGTAGCAGGGACACCCGGACGATGTTTCCGTCCTATGTCCCTACTGTAAATCCAAAATACAGACGCTTTGCTGACGTTAAACTGACCTAAAACAGACGCTTTACAGACAGATTACAGACACGTTTTAGATAATGCCGAGCATTTTAAGGGTACCGGCTACTGATTCTGTCCCTTCCTGGATCTTCCTATCAAATGACCTCTCCGAGAAAATGGACCATTTTATTAATGCTGCTTTTCGTGGGTTTCGGTCAATGAACCGGTATTCCATGATCTCTTTAATTTCTAAGTCCAAAATGGCATTAATCGCCAACTCAATATTTTCAATTATGGGGTCCCACTTTTTAAGTGTAGATTTCTCTTTAGGGGAAAGCGAACCTCTTAACTTTAATCCATTGACGGTGATTGCCATTTTGGGATATTTGCGAAGCAAAACTTTTGTAATTTCGATATCAAATTCGGTCGCACTTGGAAACAATTCCCCTTGTTCCAATACCATTGCCATTCCCCTCGCCCCTTTATGATATAATGGGTTTGAGGTATAATTTACCGTTTATTGACTCCCAGCCCCCGCCAAGGATTAGGGAGTCTTTTCATGTTCATTAGGCATATTTTTGGCCCCTCGGAATCTTTCCGCCTTGGTCTAACACTAAATCGCTAATTATGATTGCTGCATCATTCGTAATATATTGGTCTTTGAATTCACCGAAAGTGATTTTAAAGCCGTTGTGATCGCGCTGCGCCCGGAATGAAACTCCGGATACGATGCACCCAGCCGGTGAATTGACGTTTTTCACTGTCTTGATGATCACCCTCATGCCTCCTTTCTTCGATTCTCTGTAATATTCGCCGTTTTTGGATAGGAGACCCAGGCAAAACCTATCTCTTCGGCGATCAAATCTTCTCTTATATAAGAATAGCCTTTTGACAGGTACTCACTTGTACAGATCCGCAAATTTCCAAATGCCGTGTTGATTAATTGATGCTGAGCCAGTTCGGATCGAGGGCATACATAAAGCTGCATGCGTTCGGCTTTCCTGCCTCTTCGGACTACCTGACCAAGAGCCTTGTTAATCATGTTCATGGCCTGTGGATGAATTGGGGATAAGGTGCTCATAGCTACCTCCCTCCGGCAACTTTACCCAAATCACTGCTCCCTGTGGGTGGTTGTAGGGAATCGGTTCAGGGTATACAATTGGATTTTGCAATACCCACGCATACGGGGTCTTGTAATTAATATCTGCGAATGGCACAAGATGCTTGTCCTTATTTGAATCCCAAGCATGCATAGTTAGCGGCAGATACCCCACGAGATTCACGGTTCCATATATAAGCCCACTGCCACTCTTGATAATCCCGATTGTTCCGCGCTTATTCGTCCGGCTCCCTCTTATCTCCCAGGTCTTGGAACCGGAGAGAATCAACTCCGCCCATTTCGGTTTAATGACCAGTCCTTCCATATCACATAGCCCCTTTCCGTTGAACTGTTTCTTCGGACTGTTCAGCAGAGTTGCGCCTGAACGCGGTCGATTCTTTCCCTTGCAATGTTGACGTACTCTATTTCTTTCTCGATACCAATAAAATTACGATTTAGTGAAATTGCAGCCGCAGCTGTTGTACCACTTCCGATGCAGTTATCCAGGACAAGATCGCCTTCATTCGTGTAGGTCCGGATAAGATATTCAAACAGCCCAATAGGCTTCTGAGTAGGATGAAGCGACTCTTTTTGCTTGTCAGTCGCAAAGGGCTGCACACTTCTCGGGTATCGCTCAGTGCTGCCTCCGCCACTTATGCCGATAGATGTTGCGCCGTAATTGCTGCCATCATGCTGATGTTTTGTGTAGCTATTGACGGGCCTATGACCTCCGGTCTTTTGAGGATTGTACGTAGGTAGATTTTTGTAAAATACCAGTACGTTCTCATGTGCCTTCATCGGCATTTTCTTAGCATTCAGATGGCCCGTAGCTGCTGATTTTTCCCAGATCCATTCATAGCGCAACCATTTGAGATTGCTATATCCCAGCACTTTATCAAATGGTGTTTGTGCGGTCAGCACTATAGCACCGTTATCCTTGATAATTCGCCGGTAATGCTCCCAAAGCTCATTTAAAGGAATGATGCTGTCCCACTGGTTTTGTGTGGTCCCGTAGGGTAAATCACAGAGAATCATATCTATCGACTTTTCAGGAATTGATTTCATTACCTCTAAGCAATCTCCATGAATAATTTGATTTATCACTTCTGCCCCGTCTCCTCCCTGGTGAACCGTATTCGTCCACTGCTATCCGATCATCTTCCCAACAGGATTATTAAAATTTTTCCCATCCTTGTACCCTTGCGCCCGAGCAGCACCGTCACCCAATGTGGACATGTTAGTTGGTTTACCAGTTTTCCATTTCGCTTTGTCGTAGTACTCAACTACTGCATCATGCTTCACCAGCACCAAAGATAAGCATTCCACCTCTACCTGTTCCTTGAACTTTTCACGCAATCCCTGAATAAATCCGGTGATATAATCATTCTTCAACATATTGGTCTGTCGCCGTGAACCAAAGTAATAGTTGCGCGTCTTCAGGTATTCACTTGAATGATGCCGGATAGCATCTTCAGCAAAGACATATACTTCTTTGGCAATTTCAACATCTTCGGGTAGCCCAAGAAACCCAATGTATGAACCCTTTGCAAAAAATGAGTAGCATCGAAAATTATCAGCCACAACTCCCAGAAGTTTGCGATGCCACCACTCAATTCTGCTTTTGCGAATTTTACCTTCTAGCGCTTCCGGTTGTTTTTGTTCAGGAGACCCAATATCCGAAGCCGTCAAACCATGTTTAGCCATTAAACGCTGAGCAAGTAAGATTGCATTCTGTGCTTCCTCTGCATTTGAATTATCGTCTGCCAACTTAAGAGCTTTTTGAATTTTTCTAATTGCGGAATCCATACATTTCATCCCCTTAAAAGTTAATTGTTCATTAAGACCTGACTCTATCGTCACGACGCAGCATCATGCGCTGTGCGCCCTCTCATAATTAACAAATTTATTGAATTGCTTCAGGAATACCAGTTCCACCGTGCCCACCGGGCCGTTTCGCTGTTTGGCAATGATGATTTCGATAATGTTCTTTTTCTCGGAATCCTGGTTGTAATAATCGTCCCGGTAAAGGAAGGCCACAACATCCGCATCCTGTTCTATGGCTCCCGATTCCCGAAGATCGCTCATCATCGGTCGTTTGTCCTGGCGCTGCTCAACGCCCCGGCTGAGCTGGGACAAGGCAATGACAGGAACGTCAAGTTCCCGAGCAATCTGCTTCAGGGTACGGGATATTTCGGAAACCTCTTGTTGACGGTTCTCCCCCGACTTGCCCCGGCCTTGAATCAATTGCAGATAATCAATCACTATCATACCCAGGCCCTGACTCTTCTTTAGGCGACGGCAGCGCGCGCGTATCTCCTGAACAGTGATTACAGCCGGATCAGCGATGAAGATGTTTGCCCCACCTAGAATGGAAACAGCCCCGGCCATTTTGTCCCAGTCATGCCCTTTCATTTCCCCGGTCCGCATGGCATTGGAATCCAGATTACCCTCAGCGCTTATCATGCGCTGCACTAGTTGAGGCGCGGACATTTCCAAGCTGAAGATAGCAACCGTCTTCTTCGTTCGGACTGCGACATTCTGCGCGATGTTCAGGGCGAATGCTGTTTTCCCAACAGAAGGACGGGCTGCAACAACAATGAAATCGCCGTTTTGGAAGCCTGCAAGCATAGCATCTAAATCGGTGTACCCGGAATAAAGTCCCGTTGTAATGCCATTTTTGACGTTTGTACAACGTTCCTCCGTCGTATCAATGACCTGCATCATCACCTTATTGATGGGCTGGAAATCATCGTCGGATGAAGCCTGATCTGATAAGGCCGACGCTTCGTTGAGCATGGTACTAACCACAAGTCCGGCGTCGTCGCTTTCATACGCCTGCCGCATCTGGCGTTCGGCGGCATAGATCGCCTTGCGCAGCGTGTGCTTGTCCTCCAGGATACCGATGTAATACCCAATCTCTGCCGCCGACGGCACCGAATGAGCCAGTTTGAGTAAATAGCTTGTCCCGCCAATCTTGTCCAATTGCTTTCGGCTCTGCAACTCATTCGCCATCGCCGGAAATTCAATAGGATCACCGCCCCGATGTAAAGTGACGATGGACCGGAATATCTCCTGATGCACAGGGTTTAAGAATGATTCAGGCTGAAGAGCGGACGCCAACTCTACCGCATCCCCCGTTTTGTCCATGAGGACCGCCCCCAGAACCGCAGCTTCCGCAGCCGGGCTATTCGGTAATTCTCGAATCTCTTCCAAGCTTTGCATATAGTGCCTCCTTCCAGCCCGCAGGCGGCAGCGCCACTTCTGCGCGATTATTTTGTCTCTCAGCCAGTACATGCGCGGCCTCTATTTTGCTTCGCATATCCTCAGTCATATCACCGTGCCCAGCACGTATCTGGGCGATTTTGGGTGCCCATGAATTTGTTAAAATATGATGCCGGACGTTTTCGATGGCTTTATCAAACGGGAAGTCTTTCAGCGCTTCGTAAAGCCGGGTAACTTCCTGGTCGCTGGTGTCTATCTGGTGCGTATACTCCCGTTTGAGTTCTATCAGGAGTTGTATCACTTGCGCTCTTTTCAAGGTCTTCGGCCTCCTTCATGCGACGTTGCAGGTCTTCCATTTCCTGCTGCTGCTTCGTTTTGCGCGGCGGCTCTGATGGAGCTGCCTTAGCTCCTGGCTTACTTCCAGGCTTGCCGTCAGTCTTGCTGACAGTTTGGGTATTCTTCCAGGCTTTCTTAATGCCGCCTGTGTAATAAGCGAAGCTGTTAGCCGGTTCAAAGTCTTCGCCCTCACGCTCCTGTTTCTCCCTGTACATGGTTTCCATAGTTCGGATGGTAAAAGGGACTGGAATCCCTCCGGTGACCATCTTACCCATGGCATCGCGTTCTTTCGGGGAAACATGTATATCTGATCGGCCGTGTAAAACGCAGTAAGCTTTCATCAGGACGAACATGTCATTTTCTGGCGGGGTTTGGTTTGGCTCTTCTTCCCACCACTCTTTTTCTAAGTTAATAATAGTAGTAGTAATAATAATATCTTTTGCATCGGACATTTTTGTCTGATCACTACCCAAATCCGGGCTGTGATCGGACATATGTGTCTGATCACTATCATTCTGAACGGACAAAAATGTCTGATCACCATCCATGTGAACGGACAAATATGTCTGATCTCTATCATCCTGATCAGACAATTGTGTCTGATCACTGCCGCACTGATCGGACAATATTGTCTGATCATTGTTAGATGAAGGGACATTTTTGTCTGATCGCTTCAGCAGGCCTTTCTTTGACTTTCTAACCCTTATGATCAAACCCCGGGGCGCTCTGGTGATATGGAGGTAACCGTGCTCCTGCAGGTCACTTATCCATCTGCTGATGCTCTTGTCGGCAACCCCGAAGATTCCACCGATTTCAGAAAGCTTCATCGGCTTGCCGCCAAGGACAAGCCCCCAGACAGTTCCGTCCTCTTCGACTTCCTTAGTCGTGGAGCTGATGCACCAAGCAAATAGCCATATCGCGCTGCCTATATTGTCGTAATGCTGCGGTGAAAACAGCCCGGAGAAGATCGGAAAAGGAAAGCTATCTGCTGGCATAAGCTCACCTCTGCTGTATCATCATCGTTTGCCCTTCTTAACTGGCGGGCGTTTCACAATCTCCGTTACATTCGTGCGGAGAAAGAACGCTAATTCGCCGTCTTCCTTTCGGAGCTTTGCCCAGGGGCGGGCGATGCCCCATGTATCCAGTACCTCACCATACAGGCCGCAGCTTGTCCGCACCGTGTCACCTTTGAATACAAGCATATTGCGCCCCTTTACCTATCGAGGCGAAGCAGCAAGGCTTCACGCAGGATTTCAGTGCTCTTGTTGTCTAAGCGGTCAGCCTGTGAAAGATCAATTTTGTTGATACCGTTAAAAAGATGTAGGGCAACTTCCAACATGAATTTTTCGCATGGACTCCAACCCTTAGATGCTTTCAGCAAAGCTTCCACATGTAAAGACAGTTCTTCAAAATCAAAAAAATCTGGATTCGATAAGAATTGCTTAAGCTTGTTATGATTCGTGAAAATATGAAGCAGCCCCCGCCAGTAACGATCCTGAAATAAATGTTCAGGTATCATAATGCCATTCCCCTTTCATAAGATTATTGCGTCAGCTGCATCGTGCAACGCCAAACCGGAGGAAGGTTACTTCTAAGGTTCGACGCTGCGCGATGCAGCTGCGGCGGATATCCGCGACCCCTTGCGGGGTTTCGGCCTGTATCCCTCAGGCCTCATCAGGCGGCAAACGGTTGATTTTGTCTAAAGCCCTCATGGTGCTTCCGATCAATGCTTTAGTGTGATAACCTGGGCGTTTCTTCAATTCGTAGGTTTTAAGACGCTCTTCTAATGTTGTTAGCTTATCTACGAGAGCAAGTTGAATCGCAATCAGTTCATCTGGAGTAAAATGAAGTGGCATGATATCCCTCCTCTGGCTGAGCGGCCCTCTTGCGCTCGGCACGATCTACGGTTAAAATGGACACAACGAGGCTCTTTAGATGGGTTCTCAACGGAGTCCGCCCTGCCAGGCGGGCTTTTTCATTTTCTGCTACGCGAATGAGCATCATTAGATAGTCTTCAATGGAACGGAATTCTCCGTGCTTTACTGCCTCTGGATTTTCCCGAATTACCTTTAAATTGTGCTTAGCAATTTTCCCGGCCTCAATGGCTTCAGCAATCATTACTGCTCTTTCCATCCCACTACCTCATTTCATGTAATTTTTAAGCTTTAATTCGGCGCGATGCTCTGACCAAAGCGCTATGTACGAAAATTCATACTTGCGGCACAGGGCGGCGGCATTATGAGTAAGTGCCGTTATTGCCTCAAGCTGCTCCATGATGCCGTTTTTGATAACATCCCTGTCACCAGCCTTTAATTGTTCAAGGCTCTTTGTGATCGGCAGGGTAAGCAGCGCCTGCAATGCTTCCTGAATCTCTTCAATAGTTTTGATATGTGTAGAACTTGGATGAAGATCAGCGTTATTGAGCCAGGGGACCGAAGCGCCCCCGGTTACCTCAGCTGCCGCAGCCAATAATAATTGAGCATCATCATAATAAGTCGCTGCTGCCTGCATCACCTGTTTGGATGCTTTACGGCTACCATTAACAATCTTGCCGATCTGTGACCCGTCTACATGTGCGGCTTGACCAGCTTTAGCCAACGTCACACCCTTGCGCTGCATAACTTCCTTTAGCGCTCCAGGAAATTGTCCAATTGCCATATCAATTCCTCCTGTATTTGTCCAAATATAGGGAATGCTTTTGGACAGAGGCGTGATGTATGATTAATTCAAGCAACTCCCCTTGCCCACCATTCCCGGCCGCCGCATTGTACGGCGGCTTTTTCTTACTCATATCTCTCGGTCTTAAGCCATTGGTAAAGATCAGATTTAAGGACGGTAACGGCCTCGCCCTTTCGGCGGTTGCGATTTAAGTGTGGGAATGTCGGATGATTGGTAAGCTCATTTACCTTCGGAGGGCTGAGCCTAAGGAGTTTCTGAATATGTGCTGGTCGAAGCACTTCAGGATATTCCCCATTCAGCCGAAGTTCTGCGAGTTGACGTTCTAGCTTTTCATTCTGTTCTGCCAAATCAGCAGCCAAGCGAAGGGCTTCTGCGAATGTTAAAGGTGTTTTTAATGCCTTTGCCATGATCAGACCACCTCATTAGCTAATGATTGTTCAATTCTTAGAGGAAGTAATTTTGTTTCGAATTTCAACACATCAGGATTAAAAAAAATATCTCCTAACGGACGCTTTAGAGCATCGGATATTTTTTTCATAGTTTCAGCACTAGGGTTATATGCTCCAGTCTCTATTTGTGACAAAGATGTACGCTCCATTCCTATAGAATCGGCCAGTTCTTGTTGTGTTATCTTCGATTCCTTACGGATTAGCGCGATATTGTTGCCTAATACCTTACTCAT